TAGTTGTTCCAACGACATCTCTGGTAGAGCAGATGTATAAGGACTTTGAGGATTATGGATGGGACGCTGAGTCATACTGCCACAAGATTTACGCTGGTCGTGAACGAGAGGCAAAAGCACCAGTCGTTATTACTACTTGGCAATCTATCTATAAGTTAGAAAAAAGTTACTTCGAAAGATTCAATGTAGTTATTGGTGATGAAGCACACCTGTTCAAAGCAAAGTCTTTGACACAGATCATGACAAAATTACATCAAGCAAAATATCGTTTTGGTTTCACAGGAACTCTTGACGGTACGCAAACACACAAGTGGGTGTTGGAAGGACTGTTTGGTCCATCTTACAAATTGATTCGTACTGAAGAGTTGATGAATAAGGGATATCTTGCAAAACTTAATGCAAAGATTCTTCTACTCAAACATGATGAAAGAGTTTTTGATTCTTATCTAGATGAAATAGAATACCTGATCAAGCATGAACAAAGGAATAAGTTCATTAAAAATCTTGCTCTAGATCTTTCTGGTAACACTCTCGTTTTGTTTAACAGAGTGGAAGATCATGGGAGGGTACTTTTTGATTTGATAAATAAAAATATTGAGAGTGACCGAAAGGTATTCTTTATTCATGGAGGGGTCGATGTTGAGGACAGAGAACTAGCCCGTTCCATTATCGAAAACGAAACTAATTCTATCATTGTTGCCTCTTACGGAACATTTTCCACAGGCATTAACATCAAAAATTTACACAATGTAATCTTTGCCTCTCCTTCAAAATCGAGAATAAGAAATCTCCAATCAATCGGAAGAGTGCTTAGAAAGGGTGCAAACAAGTTTAGTGCAACTTTATACGACATTGCAGACGACTGCACCTATAGATCAAAAAGAAATTACACATTAAATCATCTCATCGAACGCATAAAAATTTACAACGAAGAGAAATTTAATTATGATATGGTAACCATCAATCTGAGGAAAAAAGAATGACCGAAGAGTTTTACGCAAGTATTAAGTTGGTCTCTGGAGAAGAATTATTTGCAATTACTTCAGCAGAAGAGCATACTTTGATCTTACAAGATCCAGTTTGTATTGAAACAATCCATGGACCTAGAGGTTCTTTTGTTAGAGTAGAACCTTGGATGCATGTTCCAGATGATCAATTTTTCTTCATCGATAAAGATAAAGTCATTACAATCACAGAAGTTTCTGATGATAATGAAATGATTGATTACTATACCAATTACATTTTAGACGCAGCAGAGGAAAGAATAACTGGTATGAGATCATCCTCGCTTGGTGGAAGAAAAGTAAGACCCTCAGAAAAGATGGGGTATCTTGGAAGCGTTAGTAAAGCAAAACAACAATTAGAATCTTTATTTCAACTTGAAGTAGATCCTAAAGCAGGCATTGCTACTCATGTATAAAGCTTAAAAGCTAAGCTACAGTTCCTCTGAACTTCGACAAAGTTATTCTACTGATAAGTGACACCTTTGTCAAGCTGTGCTATAATGTATACACGAATTAAAACATAATATGCCCAAGAAAAGATCGGAGCACTATGTAAATAATAAAGAATTGCTAGACGCGATGGTGGACTATCGTATCAAATGCAAAAGAGCCAAGGAAAATGGTACTACTCCACCACCTATTAGTAATTATTTGGGCGATTGCTTTCTGAAGATTGCAACACACCTCTCATACAAACCGAACTTCGTGAACTACATGTTCAGAGAGGATATGATTGGTGATGGAATTGAGAACTGCGTTCAGTATATACATAACTTTGATCCTGAAAAATCTAACAACCCGTTTGCATATTTTACTCAAATCATTTACTATGCTTTCCTTCGTAGAATTCAAAAGGAGAAGAAGCAGTTAGAGATCAAAACTAAGATTATTGAAAGAACAGGTTATGATCAAGTAATGGTAGTTGAAGATGGTGCAAACGGTCAAGCAAGTGATTACAATACGATCAAAGATAATATCCAATACAGGAGTTCTCGATGACCGAAGAAAAACAGGAAAATGAATACTGGCGTAAAAAACTTCGTGATCTAGAAAAAGGAAAAGACAAGGATGAAGATAGCGATCATAACTGATCAGCATTTTGGTGCAAGGAAGGGTAGCAAACTCTTCCACGACTACTTTGCTAAATTTTACGATGGGACTTTTTTTCCTACGCTTGATCGAGAAGGTATCACAACTGTTATCGATATGGGCGATACTTTCGACAATCGGAGAAGCATTGATCTCTGGTCTCTTAAATGGGCTAAAGAGAATTACTACAATCGTCTCCGTGATATGGGAATCACTGTGTACACTGTTGTGGGTAATCACACAACCTATTACAAAAATAACAACTCAGTTAACACAATTGACTTACTTTTACGAGAGTATGATAATATCATCCCTATCACTGACTATGCTGAACATGTGATTGGTGATACTAGGTTTGCATTCATTGCTTGGATTAACAAGGAGAATGAAGAGCAAACAATGAAGTCAATCAAAAAGAGTAAAGCAAAGGTTGCTGTTGGTCACCTTGAATTGAATGGGTTTGCTGCTTATCGTGGGTTCATGCAAGACCGTGGTTATGATGCAGACCATCTGAGAAAGTTTGACCGTGTATTTAGTGGTCACTATCACACTCGTAGTAATGACGGTCAAGTCTTTTATCTTGGCAATCCTTATGAAATGTATTGGAATGATGTGAACGACCCTAGAGGATTCCACATCTTTGATACTGAGACATATGATCTTACTCCTGTGGACAATCCCAACCACATGTTCCATAACATTTACTACGAAGATACTCCTCACCAAATGTTCAATGCAGCAGAATATGCTGGCAAGATTGTAAAGGTTATCGTTCGTAAGAAAACCAAACCTAAGGAGTTTGAGAAGTTTATCGACAAACTATACACAGTTGGTGTAGAAGAATTGAAAGTTATTGAGAACTTCGATTACAACCAAGGTTGGTTACATGGCGAAGAGTCTGAGATCAGCGAGGAAGAAAACACCATATCTATCTTGAATAGATATATTGAAGAAGCAGAGGTCGAAATTGACAAGTCAAAAATCAAGACTCTGTTTGGTTCTCTATACACAAAAGCATGTGAAGTCGAGTAATGTTTCTGCTTTCGGAAAAAGATAAGAAGGATGAAGGTGCCTACGCTGTAAAAGATAGGAGTGGTGAAAAAGTCCTCTTCATGTTTGAAGATGAGGATGATGCCGAAAGATATGCCATGCAACTAGAGCAAGATCATGGTGTAGAAATGATGACTGTAGAAGTCGATGAAGAAGTTGCAATAAAAGCGTGTGAGATGTATAATTACAAGTACACTATTATTACACCTGAGGATATTGTGATCCCGCCATCTCAAGATGATAACATTTGAAAAAATTAGGTGGAAGAATTTTCTTTCTACTGGCGATCAGTGGACTGAAATTTCTCTGAATAAATCTTCTACAACCTTGATTGTAGGAACTAATGGTGCAGGCAAATCTACAATGCTTGATGCGTTGTGCTTTGCTCTGTTCAATAAACCATATCGCAAAATTAACAAACCACAACTTGTCAATAGTGCAAATGAAAAGGGATGTTTGGTAGAAGTTGAGTTCTCTGCTGGTCCTAAGAATTATCTCGTTCGTCGTGGCATCAAACCTAATGTGTTTGACATCCTTGTGAATGGTGAGATGAGGAATAAAGAGGCAGATGATCGTTCAAACCAAAAGATTCTAGAAGATCAAATCCTCAAACTCAATTATAAGTCTTTTACACAGATTGTGATTCTGGGCAGCAGTAACTTCGTACCGTTCATGCAACTCGCCCAGGCGCACCGTAGAGAGGTCATCGAAGACCTTTTGGATATTCGTATCTTCTCTGCCATGAATAACATCCTCAAGGAGGAAATACGGCAGTCTAAGGAGGTAATTAAGAGTCTAACTCTGAAGAAGGAAAACATCAAGGATAAGATTAAGATGCAAGAAGGGTTCATTGAGGACCTGGAGAACCGTCACAAAGATAAGATTGAGGAAGACAAACTCAAGATTGAGAAACTCTGTTTCGACTCTGGCATTCTTGGAAACAAGAATGATCAACTAGCAGAACAGATTGTGGATCTTAATACCCAGATGGAAAGTGTCAAGAACTCCACACAACAACTTCGTAAGTTAGGAAATCTTAAGGGCAAAATTTCACAGAAAGTAACCACTATTACCAAAGAACACAAGTTCTTTAGTGAGAATACGGTATGCCCTACATGCACCCAGTCGATTGAAGAAGAGTTCCGTCTAAATAAAATTGAAGACGCTCAAAATAAAGCAAGGGAACTCAAAGAAGGTTTCTTAAAACTGGAAGAGTCGATAACGGAAGAAGAGAACAGAGAGCGTCTTTTCACTAAACTGTCCTCGGAGGTTACTAGTCTAACGCATGACATTTCTCAAAACAATGTTCGGATTGCTGGGTATCAGCGACAGGTCGGAGATTTACAATCAGAAATTCAAACTCTTACCAGTCAGCTACAAAACAGAAATTCTGAACATGAGAAGTTAGAAGGATTCAAGAATGATCTCCAATTAGTTTTTGGTAAACTTGCTGAAAAGAACGAGGAAGTAAAATACAACGATTTCGCGTACTCGCTCCTTAAGGACGGCGGAGTAAAAGCAAAGATAATCAAAAAGTATCTTCCTCTCATCAATAAGCAAGTTAACCGTTATCTTCAGATGATGGACTTCTATATTAACTTCCATCTTGATGAAGAATTTAACGAGACCATTCAGAGTCCTGTTCACGACAAGTTCACCTATTCCTCGTTTTCTGAGGGGGAGAAGATGAGAATTGACCTGGCACTTCTTTTCGCTTGGAGAGAAGTTGCCAGGTTCAAAAACTCGGCAAACACAAATCTTCTCATCCTAGATGAAGTCTTTGACAGTTCTCTTGATACTGTTGGTACAGACGAGTTTACCAAGATTATCAGGTATGTCATTCAAGACGCAAATACTTTTGTCATATCTCACAAAGGAGATATGCTAGATAAATTTAACAATGTAATTGAGTTCTCCAAGAAGGGTGGATTCTCTTACATGTCTGAAAAATCTTTGGTTAATGGATAATGTACATTGCGAAAAATGTTTTAAGTAAAGGTGACATCGACCAGTTGTATGGTCACCTAATGGGAGAATCGATCTGGAAGATCGGTGGTGCCTATGCTGGTAGTGATGATCCCCTTACACACTATCCTAGAGCGATGGCTATGGATGCCAACGGTATCCATAGTCCCTTCCTTGCTGGATATTTTGTATCTGTAATGAGCAGGATTAGAGACCAGATTGAGGAAGAGTATGGATTTGTTCTTCCTGTCGGTGGTCTTGGTGCAGTAGGATTCAATGCACAAAGAAAAGGTAACATCTCTCTTTTCCATACCGATGGTGATGCCAAGGGCAAATTCACTTGGAGTATTGTTGGATTCTTGTCACCTCAGTGGGATCCTTCCTGGGGTGGAGAACTGCAGATTGAAGATCGCACATACACTTTTGAACCTGGAGATTTTGTTCTATTCAGATCAAATGAACTACACGATGCTCTGCCTATCAAGGTAGATACTCCCTTCTGGAGAGTTACTGTTGCCTGTATGATTCGATAAAAATATAAATAACTAAAAAGTCTTTGTTAAAATGGAACCTAAAGATTTTAGTCTTCTAGAGCAAGCGTATAAGAATGTTTACGCTGAAGGTGCTGAGGAGTATTCGGGTGGTCAACATCCCAGCAAGAGCCCTAATAAGGCAGATAGGGATAGATATGAAACTGAAAGAAGGAGATCAGAAGCTCCCAAAGGTGTAGGGGTTCCTGATAAGAAGACTGGTTATGGTCAACTCAAGCAAGATGTTGATATGTTTGAACTTGTCAAGGGACACTTGATGAGTGAAGGGTATGCTGACAGTGAGAAGGCAGCACTCGCTATCATGTCTAACATGAGTGAAGAGTGGAGG